AATTAAAATGGAAAAAGGACACTACGGTCATTACACAGGTAATGCAAGACATTCAAAAGTTACAGATAGTAACATGGGAGCAACAAAAAAAGATGATGAAGCTCATATGACATATCTTAAAGAAGATGTTGATTACGACAGCAAGCATGGTGGAAGTGATGCGTCTATGACTTCTGATGAAAAGCATATCTCTAAATTAGCTGGAGATTTAAAATACGATGAAAAAAAACATTAACTAACTAAAAATATAACAATGAGTTCACCACTAAACAACCTAAATAAAGGTTACGCAAAACAAGAAAAATCTGATTTAATGAATGACAACCCAATAGCTAGAGATGCTAGCAGCGGGAGACCAATGATATTAAAGCATATGGGTGGATCTAAAGGATCACCATTAATGGAGTTAAAAGGAGGTCAATTTGAAGACGAAGGATTTATGGATTCTCATTATCAATCAGGAGCAGTAAGAAAATAACAGAAGAGAACTGTAATAAATCTCAGCCAAAACACTAACACTAACACTAACACTAACACTAACAAAAAAATGGCAAAGTACATTAAATTTAACCTTAGCACTCCAGGAGCGACTACAGGTTCAGAATTGTTGATTAACATCGACCAAATTACAAGAATTGCAACAGCAAGCACAACTACAACTGATATCTTTTTTGATAACATTGTAACAGCTACAAAAAAATGGACAGTAACACATTTAGCACCTTTAGTTGCTAATGATGTGTTAAACGCTATTCAATCTGCAATGACTTCTAATCCAGGAGGAGTAGTATCTACAGTAGGTTCACCAGTAAACACCGCTCAAATTCCTTTAGCTCAAGGAGCTAATGCTGCTAATACTGGAGGAAATGTTGGACGTATAGCAGTAACAACTCCACAAATATCAGTTTCTTACACTAGCGCTGCTTTCACAGCATAGTTATGGAATCCAGAGGCCTAGGAGACAGTATAGAAAAATTCACCAAAGCTACTGGTATTAAAAATGTAGTAGATAAAGTCGCAGAAGGATTAAATATTCCCTGCGGCTGTTCTGCTCGTAAAAAAGCATTAAATAAACTTTTACCTTACAAATAAAAAATGGCATTTACACTAAAAAATCCACCTTACATAGTAGATAATACTCCTATATATATAGTTGACATGGAAGATGGCGTTATGGGTAAAGCTAATAATAATGGTTCTATAATTATAAACAAAGATTTAGATCCAAGTGAAATAGACGATGTAGTCTCTCATGAAAAAGTACACTTAGACCAAATGAAACGTGGTGATTTAGATTACGATAACGAAAACGTTTATTGGAAAGGAAAAAAATACTCAAGGGCTTCAATGAAAGAAGGTGCTAAAAACCTTCCTTGGGAAAAAGAAGCATACGAAAAAGGATGAAAAAGAAATTTAACGAAACCAAAGTAGGAGCATTTTTAAGTAAAGTTGCTCCAGGCATACTAGATATAGCAGGCGACGTGCTTCCAGACGCTGGAGTTTTTGGTTTAGTAAAAAATTTAATACACAAAGATCCTGTGCTTCCTGCAGAGGATAAAGAAAAAGCATTAATGTTATTAGAACAAGATATGACAGAAATGCAAGAAATATCAAAACGCTGGGAAAGCGATATGAAAAGCGATTCATGGTTAAGCAAGAATACGCGTCCAATGAGTTTAATATTTCTTACTGTAATGACTATAGCTTTTATATGGGTCGATAGTCATGAATCATTATCATTTACAGTAGAACAAGAATGGATAAGTTTATTAAAAACATTAACAGCAACCGTGTACGTAGCGTACTTTGGTTCTCGTGGAGTAGAAAAATTTAAAACAATAAGTAATAAATAAAAAATTAAAAGATGGGACAATTTCCAACAAATAGTAGCTTTATATCTAGAGCATTAGCATACACACCAACTAACACAATAGATCCTAGATCTGCTTGGTTATTTGAAAATCAAAGTGGAACACTAGGAACGTTCCTTTCAGGTTCTTCTGTTTACGTAGGTGTAACTGGAACCGTTAGAGGTATAGTAGCTGGAACAGAAGGTGTTCAAGGAACTGTAGCTGTTTTAGGATCAATATTAACGGCAGGTGCTGCATATTTTACAGCGGCAGGTTTAACAACAACTGTAACTAGTATAGTACCAGCTTCTTCTGGAACTGGATGTACGGTGGATATTACAGTACCAATTCCAACAACAAATGCGTTAGTTCCTGGAACAGGATATAGCGTTGGACCTTTTACAGTAACAGAAGCCGGTGGATTAATTGGAACAATAGATACAATAACAGGTGGTGGAGCAACAGGTCCTATAGGAACTTTCACCATAACAAGAGGCGGATCTGGTTACGCAGTTGCTGATGTATTAACAATAGTAGACGGTGGTGGAACTGGCGGTTCTATAACTTTAGCTACAGCACCCAACGGAGCGGTAACTGCTGCAGTAACAAACGCTATCGGTCAACAATATGCTATAGGAGACATATTAACAGTTGCACAAGCTGGAAGTGACGGAAATTGCACTATTAGAATAGATGCGGTACAATCTTTATCTCCGGTAGCTGGTGATGCAATAGAATTTTTAGGTGCTCAAGCTGGAACAATACTTCCAGTAGTATTTGATTACATATTAATACCAGGTGCAGCAGCTGCAACTAACTTAATAGTAGGTAAATAAGTAATATATAAGTGACTATATAAGTAAGAACAATTAACAACAAACAATTAAATCAAACCAACATGAGTAAAGTAAAAGAAATGATCAAACCAATGATTACCGAAGACCAGTTAAAAACTGTAAAAGAACAACAATCTAAATTAAACGAAGCTTTAAGATCTATAGGAATTCTTGAGGTCCAAAAACAAAATCTAGCTGGAAAAGTTCAGGAAGTTTCAAAAGAAATTGAGGCAACTAAGAAAGAATTAGAAGATGAGTATGGACAAGTAAACATAGACTTAACAGACGGATCTTATTCTGAGATTGAAAAAGAAGATGAAAAATAATATAAGAAAGATTAGTATCGGATCTGATTATAAAAATGATGCAATGCATTATTCTGTAGGCCAACAGGTTTATGGAGGTCATGAGATTTCTCATATACTTTTTGCAGAATCTGATAAATCTTATAATATACACATCAAAAAAAACAACGAGGTATTGCCATGGAAGAAATTTAATTCTAACATGGCTATATCTGTTGAATATGATTTAGAGTATTAATGAAAAGTTTATTTGACTTTATCGTAAAGCCACTAGGTGACGAATATGATAACACGGTTAAAATAGGCGATAAAACATTAATTCTTAACACAACGATAGAAAGCTATAAGTCTGTTAATAATCTAGCAATTGTTGTTGAAACGCCAAAAGCTTATAAAACTTCTATTAAAAAAGGAGATATAGTAGTTATACATCACAATGTGTTTAGAACTTTTTATGATATGAAAGGTGCTAGAAAAAAAAGTAGGTCTTATTTTAAAGATGATTTATATTTTTTAGCTATGGATCAGGTCTATTTATATAAAAGAGACAAAGAGTGGAAGTCATTTGGTGATAGATGTTTTGTCATGCCAATTAAAAGTGACAATGATTTAACGCTTGATAAAGAAAAAGAACTTGTTGGTATACTAAAAATAGGTAATAGCTCTTTAGAAGCGCTTAAAATAAGTCCTGGAGACCTTGTAGGTTATACACCTAATGGTGAATGGGATTTTTTAATAGACGGTCAACGTCTTTATTGTATGAAATCTAATGATATTGTTATAAAATATGAACACGAAGGAAACGAAGTTGAGTATAATCCAAGCTGGGCACATAGCGGTTGAAGAACTTATTAAAGTTGCTAAAGAAGCTATTATAGATACAGCAGATGATATATCAGCTGATAGATTAAAAAATGCCGCAGCTACAAAGAAACTAGCTATATTCGATGCTTTTGAAATTCTTAATAGAATTGAAGAAGAGAAGAACATGCTAGAGGAAAAACCTAAAGAAGTTAAAAAAGAAAGCACGTTTCGTGGTTTTGCTGAAGGGAGATCTAAATAATGTACGAGCAAACACTATATAAAGTATTACCTGATCACGTTAAACCTAAGATTCTAGCAAGAATGAATAGGTATAAAAAATGGGAGTACGGATACAACGAAGATCATGACATGGTTGTTATATCTAAGACTGGTGAAATCGGAGAAATATATGAAATACAAAACCTAATAATAGCTTTACCTAAAGCTGAAGAAGTCCATGAGTTCAAAGAAAATAGATGGACCTTATTTCATTATCCTAAAGAATTAAAAAGAATAAAAACAGTATTCGACTGGAGAGAATATCCAGAAGAATTCAAAGAAAAATATTACGACTACATTGACAATGAGTTTAAAAGGCGTGAGGAAGGTTTTTGGTATATCAACAAAAATATTACTACTTACATTACCGGTACTCATTACATGTATTTACAATGGTCAAAGATTGACGTAGGTCAACCTGATTTTAGAGAATCAAATAGATTATTCTTTATATTTTGGGAAGCTTGCCGAGCTGATAATAGATGTTATGGTATGTCTTACCTAAAAAACAGACGTTCTGGATTTTCATTTATGGCATCTGGTGAATGTGTTAACATGGCTACAATATCAACTGATGCACGTTTTGGTATTTTATCTAAATCTGGATCT